CGACGATGCAATTCAATGATAATCCAAAAAGCCTCCAAAATGAAATCTGAGACCATTTTCTTATCATATTTCCCATAATCTCCAGCAATCATTTTATGAGCTCCATGTTTTGTCAAATACTCATAAAATTGTGTCCATTCTCTCGATGCGGGATTCGTTCCAGGTGCAGCTTCGAAGACAAATTTATTTTCCTGCAACATTTTAACAAAAGATAAATAATATTGTCTCACTAACAAGCCCATATCAACTGGAGCCCCGGAAAAGGCACGTGTCTTGTCAATGGATATTTTGGCGAAACTAGTTGCCTCATCTTTCAAATGCTCAGTAAAAATGGGATAAGCCCGTTCGCTATTCCTATATTTGGCTTCCATTTCATCAACTCTGCGCCACACATCTGAAGAGAAATCTATACCATCTGGATATAGCTCATTTGGTGAATTAATAAGAAAAGCTTTTTTGGTCTTACACCAAGGATGACCCATAGAAGTACTCCTCTTAATTGAATCAATAAACTTAACACCAGGTATACCATTAACAGCTTCATAGCGTGTCAGCTTATGAAGACGCTTCTCCCAATTCAGTGGTAGACCACGATATATGTCTTGAAGAAAAGATTTTGCTACCGTATGGATCTCACACCTACTATGCTGAAAAGAAGGATGAATCATATCAAGCAAATTATTGCGCCAAGGTTTCCAGTTTTTCATGCTAGGTGGTCCATGTTTAACATCATATTCAAAATAAGAACTAACACGAGTATGTTCAGGCGTCAAGCACACTTTCGAACGTGGGCTAACACGAAATCCCTTCAGTGTTCCATAAACGTTTGCAGTCCCATCTTCACAATATCTTACAAGAGATTTATGATGTAAACCACATATAGCGAAACTTGAATCAGACACATTCAACGTTGGCTCACCTCCACCACAAATTATCATCCTGCCTAATATGTCATCACACATAGAAATCAATTGATCAATAGATGAGCGAGTCACACTCATAAATCCAACAGTATTATTGCGTCCTAGTAAATGTAAACCAACAATAAAGGGTCCACGTGGGCTTTGATTAACAAAAATGGAACCACACTGACCCTCGCGAGTCAACGTGTCTATATGTGCCATGTAAATCATAGAATCAATTTGCAATTGCTCCAGGTGAATATGTTGCAAAGTTGCAGCACGCACAACACCATCTTCGATTAGACCCTGATCATTGCGTCGCAGATAAAAACCTAATGAGACATCCCCATTTTCTTTTTCTGTCCAATACTTCAAAATATCCTTAAAAGGGGGCACAGATCGAACCAATACCATTGCCAAGTCAGTGCCAGGTAGACGACAAATATCTTCAGGAAAAAGTCTAAAACGCACATTCGAAGTTATACCAGCAGAAACATCAGACATTATAATAGTAACATCATATGTTTTACCTTTTGACTCCTCTCCTAAATCCAATTCAGGAAAAGCGTGATTATTAGTT